GTTACGGTCCAGAGTGCCGTTCGCTAGTCGACCTATTGGCGATATACGAAGGCGCAGACATCCTCGATAAAGAATCAGACGACGATGATGAAGAAGAGGATAAGAAGAAAGGCAAGAAGAAAGAGAAAAGCAACCGCCCCGCTCCCTTCCGTCAATCGGTTAAGATTAGAGCAATAAAATTCGAAGACGACAGCTTAGGCCAAGACCTTAAGGTTCAAGTCAACATCGATCCAGGTCAGGTAACGTACACGACGCTCAAAGGCGAAGCTGTAAATCTCGGGCTGATGTTTGAAGCAAATGAGATTCTATCTTTCCGTCGTTGGCTAGATTTACGCGCCAAGGCCCGCAAAGATTTGTTTTGGTTAGGCCGTTTGATGGGATGCGACTTTTATCACAATACCCACCAGATGGTCTGCGATAAGTTTGTCAAGAAAGACTTTGACGGCCTGTATTTTGACGGCTACACCAAACACGACATGCAAGAAGGCATGATCGGCGCACAAAAGCGCTTCGCTAACGACGGCATCACGCCTACGCGTACGATGCTCTTGTTCGCCCCTCGTTCGGGTTACAAATCGACCATTGACGGCCTAGATGCGGTGCAGTGGATGTTGAACTGCCCAGATATTCGTATCTTGATCATGACGTCAGTTAAGAGCCTGGCCAAGATGTTCATGATGGAAATCAAGTCGTACTTCTATTTGCCGAAGAAGGGAACACCGACAGTTTTTCAGATTCTTTTCCCTGAATATATTTTGACGGGTATACAAGGTAAATCTAAAGAGCCGTTTCAGTGCCCAGCGCGCATGTTTCTTTCAAAAGAACCGCATGTGTGGATTTCGTCATTGGATGCTTCGTCCGTTGGTTCTCGATGCGATATCAGGAAGCTAGACGATATCGTAGAAGACAAAAACTCTTCTGAAGAGGAGTTGCGTGCAAGTCTGATAGAAAAAGTGAAGGCCACCAATAACCTAACAGAGGGTTGGGGTTTCACAGACGTTATCGGGACTCGATACTTTACCAAGGACTGGTATGGCACGAGAATGTCTAAGGATGAGAATAACAACGAGCCTGAGCCATACGCGTATTTGAGTATCTCGGCTTGGACTCCTAAGCCTGAGTACAAAAAAGCCTATGAGCAACTTTTAAAAACTCCCGACGGTATGTTCCTAGTTACGGAACAAATGGTCAACTTGTGGTTTCCGTCTAAGCTAAGCTTTAGTAGACTTCGTTCTTTGTTGAAGGAAAACAAAGAGCGCGGCTTTAAGAACCAGCAGCTTAATATCGCGACCGATCCAAAAGAGTTAGACGTATTTGTCAACAACTTTGATCTCGAAGGCATGCGGGCGAGTACGTACGCGCTTAGCGCCGCTCCGAAAGAGATGGAAGTCATCCAGTCGTGGGACATTGCATACAGCGAAAACCGCACGTCTGATTTCTCCGTCGGCACAACGTTAGGAATTTTTAAGGACAGTCACAATCAACTCGGCGGCGTCGTTTTAGATTTGGTTTATGATAAGTGGAAGTCGTCGGAGCTAGCGTCCCAGATGCTCGCGTTTTACGAGAAGCACAAGGCGGTGGTTACTAAGGTCTATATCGAAGAAGCCAACGGTGTAGGATTTTTGATGGGTAACATCAAGAACCTAGCAAAGCTTAGGGGCTCGGCATTCGAACACTATACGCGTCTTCGTCCAGTGGACGTTAAGCCGAACGCGAAGCAGAATCGTATCAAGGACCTTGAGTTCTTACACGCGCACGGTCGCTTGAAATTTGTATCAGGCGCTTGGATTGATGAACTCTACAAACAGTTCATCGACTACAACGGCAAGAAAAGTAACAACTATCGCAAAGACGATATACCCGACGCCGTATCGCTTGGCTTAATTACGCACTTGCCTCCGACCGCTCTTCAATTTGATCCAGACCCAAAAGAGGTTGAAAAGGAACACGAAGATCGACAAGCGAAAGCGGTTCGCGAGGGTTGGCGAGAACGTATGTTTGGCCCCCATTCTCCCACACAGCCAAAACCTGAACCCACGTTGGAACCGCGTCAGCTTACGCCGCGAGAACAGGCGTATGAACAAATAATGAAAATACTACCGTTTGCAATGCGGAGTAGAAAAAAGAATTAAGGATTAATAGTGTCCGATACTGACCAACGCATCGCCCAAAAATTGCATGACCTGTACATCACACCTGCGAACGAAATAAATAAAGAAAATACCGAAATAGATAAAGTAACAGACACGATTCAGTTCAACGATGCGGCGGCTGTCAAGTTAGTCATCGACGATACCGAAGCAGCGGACACGTATATAAATATTCAACAATGGAGTAATGGGTGGACGCTGACTGATTTACTTTATCAATCACCCGCTACCCAGTCAGCGTTCGATGGCGGTAATGCAGGGAACGCAAATGTTCCTAAATTTATGGTTTCTAACCATATTTCTTCCATCGTCCCAAAAATTATGGGAGGGATTTTTTACGAGAAGCCTCCGTTCCTTCTTCGTCCGCAACCCGCAGTAACTCAAGATGTAGTAAGAGCCAAGACATCGGTCTTTAACGTTCAACTTGACATGATGAAGTTCGAAGAAGAAGTCGAACGTACGATTGAGCAAGCCGCCTTGTTAGGCACCGGAATCATGAAGTACGGCTTCATCGAGTTTGAAAAGAAGATGATTCGCTACAAGCGTAAAGGCGAACGTCAACCCATAGAACAACCGGATGGTAGTACTAAGTTGATAGACACTCCGGAGTCAGACGACTACACGTCGGAGCCGTATACTAAAAAAGTTTGCCACCCGTGGATTAAGTGGTGTGACATTCGCACGGTACTTGTTAACCCTGGTTGCCGTGTTGGCGATATTCGCCGCGCGGGTTGGGTTGTGTACCGCGACTACGCAACGTACAGCGACTTAAATCGTTTACGCAACGTAGAAGGCTATAACATTCCCGAAGAGGCCGTGCTTAGGGAAATCTTCGACTCGAACCCGTCCTCAGGCCCAGACAACATCACGATGACGTTGCCCGAAGGCATGATGGGTTACATCCAGCATGCTTTGCCGCGCAGCTATAAGACGTCGGTCGATCCGAGTAAAGCGCCTATCGAAGTTTTGGAACACTGGGATGATGAAAAGGTCATCGTTGTTCTAAGCTTCAACGGCCACAACATTTTAATTCGCAACGAGAATAATCCGTACGGACATATTCCGTTCTATTCGTTTAACTGGCGCAACATCCCTGATTGTTTTTATGGCCAGGGGCTAGGCCTATTAATCGGAAGCGAGCAAATCGTTGAGCAAGGTGTAACTAATCTTGCGCTCGACTTGTTGAACTACGGTTTGCAGCCAACTGCCGTTCGTAAGAAGGGATTTAACACGCTCACCCAAGACGTCAGATGGCGTCAAGGTGGGATCATCGACGTAGAAGAAGACGTTGACAAGGCGTTCAAGTTCCTTGAAATGCCTCCAGTCCCAGGCGAAGCGTGGCAGTTCATATCACAGGCTCAAAGCGCAGGCGCAGCCACATCAGGCGCTAACGAACAAGTTATTCAAGGTGCGGGTGCCTCTGGCGCAAAGACCACAGGCATGCGCTCGGGTACCGGAGCCGCTGCGGTTATTCAAGCTAACGCCAGTCGTTTAGACGGCCCAACAGGTCGGTTCGTACGCCAAGTCTTTGAACCTTGGTTGCATCAAATGGATGAACTCAATAATTTATTGTTGCCGACTAGTGTACTTCGCGACATATTGGGTGATGAGTTAGGTGAACCCGCTCTCGTCGACCATATGGATTTCCGAGAAGCAGCCATCAAGTACGAAGTGTTGGCAGGTGCAAAACTTGGTGCTAAGAAAGAGATGGCCCAAGCGTTGCCCATAATTATTCAGTTACTCAACAACCCAACTTTCGTATCAAATGCTAATGACGCTGGTTACCAGTTCGACGCACCGGCTATCTTCAAGGCATTCACAGACGCAGCTGGTTGGAAGTTCAGTCAGAATTTCCTTCGCAAGATGACGCCTGACGAACAACAGAAACATCAAGCTAACTCGCCAGCAGCATTGCAACAAGCACAAGCAGCTAGTGCACAGAAGATGCAAGTGGCTAAGTTCCAACAAGAACAGCAAATCGAAAACCAGAAGCAGTTAGGCAAGGCTGGTAACGAAGCGTTCCGTACAGCAATCAATCATGCAACCGCCCCGGAACTACAAGGCGAATCAACAACGAGTGGGTTCGGTAGTACGACGGCCCTGTAGTTAAACAATTTCCCGTGGGCTTCGAATCCACGGCTTACTGATCAGGGGGAGCCTTGTACTCCCCCAGAGCACTCTTACAAGGAGAGATCATGCCGCACAAAGACCCCGCGAAAGCGAAAGAATATTTTAGGAATTATTATCTTACACACGCAGAAAAGAAGAAAGAGCAATCAAGGCGTCGGGATATAAATTTACGACGAAGTAGTCCGCAGTATAGAGCGGACCAGTTAGTACGGTCGACTCGGTGGGCTAGAGAGCACCCTGAAAGAATAGCTGAGATAACACGTATGCACAACTACGGCATTAGTGCAGACGAGTATAACAAAAAGAAGCAAAAACAAAAGAATCGTTGCGCTCTTTGTGGTAAGAAAGAAACAAACAAAGATAAATCTGGGAAGATTAAATCTTTATCAGTAGATCACGACCATAAATTAAACGTCGTTCGGGATTTACTATGCGGAAGTTGCAATAGAGGTCTTGGGTTTTTCTTTGAGAATGTCGAGACTTTGAGTAATGCAATCAAATATTTGAAGAAACATAAAGGTGTTTAATGGCAGAAAAAGCAAACAAAGAAAAACAGACGATATTATCCCCAGACCTAACGCAATCTGAGAAGGTTTCGTTAACGCAGGTTACGCTAGTGCCTGGATGGAAAACGGTAATTAAGATAGCTAATGAGGCGTGCCTTCGAGCCACACAGGACACGATTAAGTTGGACCCAGAGTCCGAAGATTACGAGCGCGTTTGCGTCGAAAGACAACGTCGCGCTCGTAATATAACGGAGTTTTCCGACTTGTTTTTTCATTCAATACAAACGCACGCTGACTCGGTTCGTCGAGTAGAAGCAACAGAAGAAGAGGACGTGGCATCGCGGGTAGGCGAGATGTTTGGTATACACCCAGCGAAGCCAGGAGCACCGGCAGACGCAATTAAAAACATATTCGGTATCCATCCAGCACGACCAAAGAAAGTAGCAGTAAAGTAATCCCTCCGGGGAAAGTAGTGCAATCAAATTTAGTAAAGGATTAATCACATGGCAAGATTTACTGTAAGTGACATCAACCTAGCGTGGTTGGAGTCTGCAACACTAGAAGATTTGAAATCAGCAATGCGCAGCGGCGGCGATGTGTTGGCAGCCGTCAATGCACTGCTTGTATCCCCCGAAGGAAAAAAGATCGCTGGGGAGATGTTGAACGACCCGGATTACGTTCCTACGGCCCGCCGACAACCTGATCCCGAAGAAGCTGCACATATCGCAGAAGACGAAGCGCGCGCAGCAGCCCAAGCCGAGGAAGACAGGGTCGCAGCAGCAGCCGCCCTTCAACCGGTTCCAGACGGTACCGTGCCGCCTGAGACGACGGTGGTAGTAACAAACGAGGCTAATGTTGCTCGGGCAATCGAGGATGAGGCAGCCAAGAAGTACGGCTTGACTATCGTTCGAACCGCTAAAGGCGATATCGAAAAGGTCATTCATGAATACCAAGCCACCGACGAAGACGGCCGTCCTATTGGGCGTCCGACGCACTTCGAAAGCACAGGCTTGATCGAAGCAATTGGAAAAATTCAAAACGCACACGTCAACGCGGCTCGATACGCTGACCGTGTGAAGAACAACAGATTTAAACAATCGGCTTCGGCTTTGAATTCTGCCGAAAGGAGTGCAGCCGCTCAAACAGCCTTAGCGGAAAGTGACCGTTTGGCTGAAGAAGCTGCCGCCGAGAAAGACCCAATTAAAATGAAAGAAGCCGTGAAAAGATCGGTCGCTGCTCAACGTGAAGCCGAGCAAGCCGATGTCGCAACCCGCGAACACGGTAGAATCGTCGCCCAGTCTTGGATGGACGACCACAAAGAAGATTTCTTGCCTTGCCTCGCTTCTTCGAACATCATGCGTGAGTACATGGTAGCAAATACGCTGACCATGACGTATGACAATCTCGAAAAAGCGTTCGAGGCAGTTAAAACGCAGTTGCCAAAGGTTGAAAGGCAACCAGCAACTGAATCAGCATCTGTCGCACCGGTGGTTAATCCCCCGGCAGCGGCGTCCGCAACTCCAGCAACGACCCCGGTGGCAATACCACCAGCCGCTGTTGTAGCAACGGAAGTGAAACCTACAGTACAGCCGAAGGTGGAAGAAACTCCGACACCGACGGCCGAGGCCCCAGCCTCTACGCCTGCCGCCGCGCCCAATGCGCAACCAGCGGCCCGTAAGCCGGGAGTCAATGGTGGTTTGCAGCCTGGATCGATGAGTGCACAACGACCCGTGGTGCTTCAAGCAACTCCAGCAGAGACTCGTTCGAAACTTATGCGGGACATTGGAAAGATGTCCCCGGCGGAATTCCGCAAAAAGTTGCGTGATGATAATTACGTCAAGCAGCTAGATGCAGCCGGAATAAAGTATAGGTAAGGAACAAACACGACTAACGTCGTAGCCCCATTCCGTCAAAGTGACGTCGGAGTGTAGGTAACATATGAGCGGACCAACTCCCTCAGCATCAAACGTTTCAAACGTACTCACCGCGCAGGCGATCCTTTTCGATAAGGAATTGATCCCGAACTTGAAGGGTGAGACAGATGCATTCGTGACCGTGGCTGAACGCCGCGTGCAGGGATTGCATATGGGCGTCAACCGTCAGTTCTTCCAGTACAACACCTTGACCGGTGACACTGCTCAGAACGCAGACGGAAACGTTGGAGCACCGGAAGTTGTTTCCCAGATCACCGCACCGGCAACGGTCGGCGAGTGGAATTACAGATTCGTATAAAAGTTGTTCCACGCGAAAAACAAAACTTGACTATATCGGTGAAACCCTGTATAATACAAAACAGACAATACCGAGGAAAGGCAAGGCTCAATGATTACAAAAGATAAATCGAAGTTAGCTTATCTAGCCGCTATGCTCGACGGAGAGGGTTATTTCTCCATCAGCCGGACTACGATATACGATAGGAACAATAAACCATATCCAGCATTCGATTTGCAGATAGGAATAGCCAACACGTCAACGAGGTTGATGAAGTGGTTGGTATCCAATTTTGGTCAGTCTTATAGACCGCTATCCCACCGAACAAACACTTTCGCAAAGAAAGTTTGTTTTCAGTGGAAAATGGAAAGAAGAGAGAATCAAGAACTTTTGACTCTTGCAGTTCTTCCCTATCTCGTAATTAAGAAGGAACAAGCGAAGACAGCATTACGTTATATTCGGTTGCCTCACAGAGACCCCGAAGGGCGTATGAAGTTGCATCTTCTAATGAAGTCCCTCAACAAGCCAGCATCCGTAACGACTAATATGTCAGGCACGTCGCAATACGTGAAGAGAGAGTCTGAACTTACTGGTGACAGTAAGAGTGAACTTGTGGTGACACAAGCCTCCTAAACACAATTAAACTACACGAACTTCAGCGCATTCGCAATCGCAGCGTCGATTGACGAACTAGTTGGCAATAGCGCAGTTGAACTCGGCTACCAAGCTGGGCAGTCAATCAGCGAGTTGTACAGCGCCGTTGCGGACAGTGCAAGCACTGTTGACAGCAACGTTAACCAGAACGGGTTGCTAGCAACTCCTTTCACGCTTGACCTTGCAACTGTCCGTGAAATGAAGCAGCAGCTTGTTTCCGCCGACGTGCTTCCTTGCAAAAAGGGCATGTATTACGGCGTTGTGTCTCCTAACGTGTTGGGCGATATTTACAACGCAACGACTGTAAATAACTCCATCATTGACAACTGGAAGCACACGGAAAGTGGCCAGAGAAAGTTTGACGAAATGGCCGGATCGGATCAGACAAAGGAAATCGTGCTTCCGGGTACGAACATTCTTTTCCGTCAGACCCCGTTCGTGACCAAGACTGCTAACTACTCTACGACCAAGACCGCGTACCGCACATACATCTTCGGAAACTACTCGATG